GCAGCTTGTCTATCAACCTCTAACTGATTCTCGGCAGGAGCGTTCTGAAATTGATTCCACATCTTCATCGTCTCTGGATGGAAGAAAGCAGTAGCAGCACTAGGGCGCAAGAATGGGTTGGTGACGCCAGCCTTCCTAGCAATCTTCTCAGTGGCTAAGTCAGCAACATTTCCCGCTGCGTCAACAAACCCAGCATCTCCTTCTTCCTTTAATCTATAGGCAGGATTAGAAGCTAGAGGTTTGTCTGTTCCTGCAAGTACATTCTGTTGATAGTTCTCAAGAGAAATTCTGTCTGCTTCTTTAGGATACGCTAGCCTCTGTATAAGACTGGGTTTCTTCCTGATTCCTGTCTCAGGATTAAACTGATTCTCGTATGGATTCTCAGTGAACAGTTGTCCAAAATTAAATGGCATATTATTTTCCAGTTAAATTCCAAAAAGTAAACCAGAGTTTGCGTATAAATTTGTGTGGAGTATTGGCACGTCGTGTAACAAATTCACCATGCTGTGAAAGTGGAACTACCATAGCTTTCCAGACCAGAAATCTAACTAATGGCCACTTCTTCATTGCAGGAACTAGCCACTTACACATTTTTTGGTAACCTTTAGCTATGTCTGGAAAAGTGCAGTAATATCTATCTCTACATCTACGAACTGACCAAGGTATTTGTCCATAGTAAGCTTCTGTTATGATAAAACCACATGTTCCACCGCTGCTACCGCCACCACCCACACCCCCACCAATACTACGTTGATTGCCAGAAGGTGCACCAGAATATCCAAATATATTCTGCCCAAGTGCAGTAGTCATAGCAGGACCTGTAAGAGAAGCAGGCCCACCTTGTTGCGGATTGAACTGTGCTAACCCAAAGTTACCAGCAGTATTACCCGCACCAGTAGCTAAAGCAACAGGATTAAAGTTTGGGTTAATCATGTTTGGGAGAGTGCTGTTCACCTGTCCGATAGCATTGCTAACAATACCTTGCTTTTGTCTAGCAAACTCACCAAAGTTCATAGCATTAGCAACAGTGTTCATCGGATTGATGTTGCCAAGGTTACCCCCAGCTACATTACCTTGGTTGATAGCTCTTTCTGCGGCGGCCATCTCTCCGCCACCTAAACCTCCCAAAGGACCAAGAGATTTCATCAAGTCAGCAGAAGCATTAGCTACTTGACTGCGACCTTGATAGTATTCAGGGTTAATGGCAGCACTAAGCATGTCAGCGTTAATAGCTGCGCGTCCACCCTGTCCACCAATCAAATCAGCAGTTGCACCAGCTTGTCTTGTTGAAGCATCAATCCCAGCTTGTTGATACCCTGGCATATACTGACCCATCTGTTGTAGCCCAGATGCAGTGTAAACAGGGTTAGCCCCGGCCGCAGCATTAGCAACACCTTGTGCGGCAGGGTTAAATTGTTGGTTCATGACATTTGAAAACTGTGGCATGAACTGATTGTATAACGAGTCAAGACCTCCTGGCGTTATGTAAGGATGACTGTCACTGTGGCTTGAACTTCCACTCATATTTTTAGTTTTAGTTTTTCTGTGATAAATTTGTGAATCTTACTGTGTCGTATCCCTTCAATGTTATAGCCGGGATACATCTCTATCATTCTGTGCAGAAAATGTCTTAGAATTTTCAAGTTCATTGCTAGATTCTCAACAACAAATATGATTTTCTTATCTTCCATCTTGACAGCTAGTATCATACCAAGTATTCTATCATCAGAAGTTGCTTCATATAGAACAGTATTTGACTCGATTCCTTCTGCTATAGCTATGGCAATTTGTTCTTTTGTTTGATCTTTGAACACTTTATTACCTCTATGTTCTAGTATCCAATCAGCCATTTGTTCTATTGTGATCATCTCGTATTACCTTGTGAGATGAGTGGATTGATTGGTGACAGATCTTCAAATGTATAACTGTATTGTGTAAGTGCTCCAGAGGTCCACTCAAGCATACAGAAAGTCTTCCATCCTTGGCCACAATTTGGGAATGAGAACAATAGATTAGATAACTGAGTATCAATGTCTGGCATTACCTCTCCAGCGGGTGTAAGGATTGGTGAGAAGGTAATACTCTTAGTTACGCCAGTGTTAATTTTGTTGTTTACAAAAGGTGTAACTGTAACAGTAGCGTCCTGTGTAAGTCTGTTCAATACACAACGAAATTGATCAAGACAAATCTCGCCGCGAACATCAGCTTGATAGCCTTGTTCAGTCCTTAGAAGAGCAGGTGAAATGCTGACAGGTCTCACCTTAACTGCATCATACCCTGGCCCAGCATATAGTTCGTAGAGTTTATTATCTTCTGTCACAGCATACAATCTCTGAATAGCCAACTCAATTTTTGCTAAGATTTTAACTCTTTTACCTTCCGTTTGATTCAGATCAAAGGATGACCAACATTGGTTGATCGTATCATAGACAGCTATTGCCGGACCAAAGATTGTAGTGACTGCATAGAATTCATAATCGTTAAACAAGATAGCCGCAGCATAATCAGCATCCTGCACAATTCCTTTGAAAGCTTCTTGTATTGCTGCGGTGAATGGAGAGTTACGACCTTGGCTAGTTCCTGATTGCATTACTGCATTGAAAGAACGAACACCAGTCAAGTCAATGAACTTCGTATCGCCTTGTGAATCAAGAATAACTCCATCTGATAGACATGTTGAGTTGAATAGAAACTTTCTGTCAAACAATGGTTCACCAAACATGGTTCCACCTAAACCAAACACCCCACCACCAGTTGCACTTTTTCTTAGCAAAAAATTAGCGTTGCTTGCAGCGACAAATAACGAATTATCTGCCAATCCGCGCATACACGAGATGCCACCTACACCAACTGAGTATGCTGTGGTGGTAGCATCACCGCCTGCATTTCCTGCATTATCAACATTAACAACAAAATCAAGAGGTCGTCCTGTTACAGAACGGTAAATCATATTGCCATCCTGTGACGCTATGAATAAGATGCCATCATTCCACGCCATTACGTTACCAACAGGGACATACTCTCTTTCGTCAAGAGTTGTTGCTAAAGTGCTAAGATCAACAGTAACTTTCCATTGAGCATACGTTTGTGTTACTCTGCACACAGGTCCACCAATACTCAAGAAAATAAATTGAGGTTGATTTACGTTATCTTGCACTAATAACCCAGGATTATTACCTTGTGCAAATCCTTGGACACTAGCAACTGTAGAACCCTGCACTACACTACCGTTAGCTTCTGAAGTTCCTGCTGGTGGTGAACTAAAAAATAAACTGTAGCCAACTCTTGCGTAGTTGGTGATAGAAACAGGCACTATCTCTGTCCAGTAACGGGGTGCGGTAGTTAACATACTGAACCCTACAATTTGTTGCCATCCTGTAGAAGTGAAGTAACGGAAGTAAGCTTTTCCTGACACAAATACAATCAAGTAGTTACCAAACGTCACCAATTCTTGAACAATTCCAGTTGGTAATGATGTATCCTGTTTAGATGACAAGATAGGCTCAAGAACATCATAGCGATTACGCACATTAAAACCAACTCTATACTGATTCGGCTTCAAACGTGTATCGTCTGCCAGCATATTCATGCCACCAGCAAATGATTCTTGTGTAAATTCACTCATTAGGAAACCCCGTAAGGATACATTGAAGTGTGGCGACGACCAGGCCTGTTTGTGCGTAGTTTAGCTAACAATTCATCGTGTCCATTGCTTGTTATGCTAACACAATCTTCTGTCGCACGGTTCTCATCTTCATGTTTTCTAGCCAAAGAGCGGGAAGCTTTGCTATCATAGGCCATTGCTATATCACCTTTTCCCTGTTCCTCAGCCCACAACTGCATCATTTTATTTACAATGATGTTATCATAACCTTTGGCTGGAAACTCATCTCCGTCATTCGAGAACCAAGGTAAGACTTTCTTGTAGAGAATCTCACAATAGTGCTCTTGTTTGCTCGATGATCCATTCCGCCAGGGTAACATTGAGATGTCAATGATCAAGTAGGAGGCATCAAGTGCAGTATTAGGTATAGTAGTGAGCACTAGTCCATCAGCATCTTGAACATTGACATCAAAATTGTTAACGCGACTCTTAGAAGCACCTGTAATATCAAGGAAACTATTTGTTAGCGTAACAGATGTAGCAGACATTGTCACTACTTCCGAAACGCTACTTGCAACAGCAGTTGAACCTGTCACTGTAACAATAACATGAGGTGTTTCAAGGGCAGGCACTACAACAGTTGGTGGAGAAGTGTTGACAATGTCTCTAATCAACGCTTGTTGTCCCTTGATTCGCCAGTTACGCCACATCTCTGACCAATTGTTGACATTGTAACGAGGGCGCATTTGATTGATGTGCCACGGAATCTTAGAATTAAATTCTCTCACAGCACGTAATTGGCCAACATACGCTGGGAGAGCAATGGTCTGATCACCATTGATCTTGAACACCTGTTCCACAAGTGATCCAGCCATATCTGACTGGACATATAGTTCTGCCGCTGCTTCATTGAGGTAACGTAGCAAGACAGAACGCTCTCCTGTATCAGCAGGATTAAGTCCCATCTTATTGCCAACTTGTGATAAGATGTAGCCAGTG